CGGCATCAAGCAAAGTACTGGTAGGCGAACCATTTTCCGGTACTTTGCTTGATGCCGATGGTGGCATAGGTGCTGTCGGCTCCGGTGGCAGAGATGACCATCGCACCATCTGCGGACGGGAGAGCGCCGGAGAAATAAAACCAGACTTTCCCGACAATCACCCCCTGACCGTTGATCTGGGTATAGTTGATGAACCCATAATTGGAAGTGGTACAAACGATCTTCGCCGATTGCGGGACGGCGGAATCCTTGTATACACTTGTGTCAATGGTCAGCGTTGCGCTGCCACTGAACGCATTATAGATTCCGCCGCCATTTGCAGACGCGGTTCGATGGGGAAAACCAGTCAGGAAGTCAAGCGTTGGCATGATAAAACTGCTTGGCGGTCAGCCAGTGCGTTGTCTTTACATTCCCTTTTACGGGAATGCGACTGGCGTGATGGTTCCGATTCCACCGGAAGCGAACGCGATGGAATAATTGCCGCCGTTCGTCGCCGTGGTTCCCAGCACGATCAGCACCAGCAGCAGGTCGCTTGCGTGGGTATCGTCCCACACGATGGCATGGGACGGGGTGGCCGGGGAGAGCGGACCCAGGGCTGTCCATGTGGCCGGGTCGTTGGCGTCGAACTTGATTGCCGCCGCCTTGGTCACGGTCGGGGATGCGCAGGCCTTGCCGCCTGCGGTATACCCGCTGGCCGTGCCGTATTCCGTCGCCGAAACCGCCGCCCAGGCCTCGTGTGTCTGGCTCGGGGTGTATCCAGTATGCAGCGTGATCTTGATCGTATCGCTGGTCAGGTTGATCGCGCCCGAGAGAGCGGCGACGATTGCTCCTTGATACCAATAGCTGTTGCCTTCTGCCATAGTGAACTCCTTTTAGATGCTTTCGCCCGTGGCGATCCCGGTGGCCGTCTGGGCCACGATCGTCACGCCGCGGTCGGGATTGAGATTCCAGAGCGCATCGCCGATCAACTCGAGCTGTTCCTCGACCGACAGGCGCTCGTCGTCGAACTTTTGGTGCCAGTCGAGATGTTGCTTGTCCGCTTCCCGGATCAAAGATTCCACCAGGCTGCGGCGTGTGATCAGCTCCGTATGGATCATGCCAGCCAGGCTCTTGCGCGCCTGCTCGAGCGCCTGCTCATGGGTATCTTTTTTCATAATCTTCCTCTTTCATACGGTGGGCGGCTCCTAGACGGAGCCAGGGGTTTGGCCGCTTCGGACTTGCGCCTTGCAACGGACCGCCCACCGTATCCTTTCAAAATTCACAGCTTACGCGCCACTTCCGTTGCTCGCCACGGTCATCTTGGGATCCATGCGGGATCCACCGAAGACGTGCCTCACTTTGTACTCAATCGAGTCCGTGTCGAAATCGCCGTTCATGGCATCCGCACCGCCGCCGATCTTGGCCGCATTCGGAGCCTTCATGAAGATCTCCGGCTGCTCGTGCCCGCGCAGGAAACCGATCTCCAGCGCCGGGTGTCCCGCACTCGGGTTTCCGAACAGGAACCACGATGTGTGCGTGTTCGTGCTGGTTGCCACCAGCGGGATCCACGCATTCACGTTCAGGCGGAACTTCGACTTGATCCAATTACTGACGTAGGTCGTGCGGGCGCTTGTGCCGCCCTTCTCCGTCATCTGGATCTGGATCGTGTTCAGGATGTTAAGCGCCGTCACTTCCAGCGCCGGGGGCACCACCAGTTCCACCATATCCAGGAAGATCGGGTTGCCTTCCTGGTCGGTCTGCTTGCTCAACACCTCGAGCGCCGTCTGCAGCGCAGCCAGGGTCAAGACCGGGTTGCTGGTCACGATGTTGGAATTCCCGCCCGTGTAGAACGAAGCGTGCGGGCCGTTGGCATCCACAAACAGGCCGGTCACGAACTTTTCCTCCGAATACCGGGCTGCCTTGCCGAACCGCTGCGGGATGTCCGTCAGCGCGTTCAGGTCGTCGTTGATGATCGTTTCCCAGGAGAACGGCATCTTGCGGCCGTACTTGCCCACTGCGTAGCTGTACGGGGTGTCCTCGCTGATTTTGCTCTCCGGGTACTCGTGCTGTTCCGGCACGGCATCCAGCACCGACTCCCCGCCGTACACGCCGTAGCGCTTTACCGTGCGGAAGTCACGCACGCTGTTGCGCCGGGCGTAGTTCGGCCAGGTCTGCGGTGTCTCCGCATAGGCCGCCAAAAGCTGGCGGTCCAGGATGTCGCCGAACAGGTACGGGAAGTCACTGGTCGTCATCGCCTCGCGCAACAGGTGCGCTGGGCGTCGGCCGTTGATCACATCCGCCACCAACTGCGTGGCCTCCGCCAGTTTCTTCATGTACTGGGGGCTCTTGGTGCCCTGGTGGGCTCCCTGCCCCTCCGAACCGAAGAGCTTCTGCACACTGGCTTCCTCGGCCTTGATGGTTTCAAGTAACTGAAGCATTTCCATATTTACCTCACTCTCTTATGCAACCCGAATGCCGAGCACGAACACTGTGGCATCCGGTTGGCTTGCGCCGGTGGCGCTGGTCACGCGCAGGGTGCCGGTTCCGGCGATTTCCCAGTACGCATCGTTGATCGTTGCCGCACGGACAACTGCCGTATCGGACCCGCTGGCCGCCATCGCATCCGTGATGGCATTCGAGCCGTTCTTGACTTGCAGCGTGGTGGTGGCAACACCCGCCCCGCGCAGCACCAGCCAGGCGTCGATCACGCGCGTCTTGTGGGTCAGCACCACATCGGTATTGCCCAAAGCCCCGGCCGTGATGTCGATCCGGTGCAGGACGGGAATGCCGCCGATCACATTGGCGTCCGCCACGAACTTGGCCACCTTGCCGGTTAAGCCCGCCCCGGCCGCACCCACTTCGATCTTCGCCTCGGTCACATTCGCGTCCAGGATCTTGGCGGTTTCCACTGCGTCGCTGGCCAGCTTGGCGGGGATCACCGCGCTCGAAGCCAGTTGCGTGCTGCCGATGGACCCGGCCGCCAGTGTGCCGCTCCCGGGGGCCGGGACGTGCATCACGTTGATGGTCGCCGTTCCGGCGCTGTCCACAGTCTCCAGCGCGAAGCCGAAGAAATATCCGGCGGTCTTCTTGGAGATCTTCGGCGTGTCGCCGTCCACGTACCACAGCGCATCCCCCACGGCCACGGCACTGTTGCCGTTGTCGTCCACGCCCTTCACGCTCAGGTCGGCCACGAACGGGCCGAAATCCACCGTGGTGTAACCGCTGGCATTGCCGCCTTCGGACTCATCCGTCAGCGCCAGGCCGGTCAAATTCCCGTACCGTACCGGGTCCCCGCTCGCCGGGGTGGTCGGGTTGCTGCAAACCACAGAGAGTTTGTATCCCGGTTCATAAACAAGATTGGTTGGCATATTTAATTCTCCTTGTTATTCTCCCCTTCCCCTTGGGGAAGGGGTTGGGGGTTAGGTCTACCCTCGCCCTTGCGCGGCAACCTTGGCGGATGCCTTGCTCAGGCCCATGGACTTGAATGCCTCTTCCATGTTGGCACCGCTGTCCGTTGTCGGTTCTCCGTCGCCGGATTCACCCAGCCCGCGGATCTCGCCCAGTCCGGCCGCCTCGGTCAGGTACTTCACCTCGGCCTTCACTGCCTCGGCGATCTGCGTCGCAAAGGCGTCCTTGTCCAGGGCGTTGTCCTTCACCGGAGCCGCCTTCGTCAGGCTCTCCACCAGGCGCGTTTTGGTTGCATCGGGCAGGCTCGCCTTGCCCAGGACGGACCATGCCGCATCCCTGGCCTCGCGCAGGATCAGCGCCTCGCGCTGGCGGGCAGTCTCCGCCAGTACCTCGTCCAATTTCTGTTGGAGCGCGGCATTGGCATCCTGCAATTCTTGCAGTTTCTCCATATCTACCTCCGTATTCGAATTTGCCGGTTGCCCGGCATTGGGATTTGTAACGGGTTGGCCTTTCTGCCGCGCCGCCTCAAACAAAGTTAAGATCTGGCCGCCCGCTCCGGGGGCAGTCACAAAGTCCACACTCTTGGCCGCAGTTAACTCGGTAATGATCGGACCGGATTTACCTTCCATTGTTCCGTTCTGGGCTTTGCCATACGCCCGGATGCTCACCCCGATGGATTTCGCCAGGTCGTCCACCGCCGGTTTATATCCCTCGAACACCTTGGCATCCGCATACAGCCCCGCCCCTGCCGGACCTGTGGCCTGCCACCGTGCATCCGTCACAAGTTCCGCTGCCAGGTCATTGAGATCTCGCTCCGGGCGTTCCGCTTCCTCGCTCGCCGTCGGATGGTTCCAGAACATCTTCAACCCTTTGGCAAAGATCTTCGGACCATCCCGCTCCAGCACCTCGGGCGGATAGAACCCGCTCGAACCCCATCCCGGCTGGATGATCTTGATCGGAACAATTCCATCGCTCCGTATCGCCTTCTCGATCAGCGGCACGTAATCGCCTACCACCTCGTCACCCCCTTCCCCTAAATCCGATGTCATCCCCGTAGGGGAAGGATTTGGGGGAAGGGCAGGGGACATCGTGCCCGTAGGGTATGGGGGTTGGGCCGCCTCTGCCTCCGGTTCCACCTCCGCCGCCAAGTCCGACCATTTCTTCTGCAGTGCAGAGATCACACCCTCCACACCGTCTCGCAGGTCCTTCGGCAGATCCTTGTCTGCCAGAAGGTCTCGCAGCGCCTTCGCCGCGCCCTTTGCCTTAGCCTTGATTGTCACTGCCATACTGCCTCCTAAAAACTGCTCACTGTTCACTGATTACTGATCACTGATCACTGTCTTTCACTCTCGTCATCAGATCGCACCGGCATCCCGGATGTCCCAGCGGTCGCTGGTGCCCACTCGGGAATGCCTGGTCAATTCCGATCCAGCCTGCATCCTCGTTCGGCTTGCATACCGTAGTAGAGACCTTGTCATCCCCCACCGTGCTCCATGATTTCTCCACTTCGATCCCGGCCGCCTGCAATTGTTGTGCAACGAGCATATTCCCCTCGCAGTACGCGTCGCCGATCTCCGTCACCGCCACCAGGTGTGCCCGGCTGTCGATATGCTCCAGCGGGCTGCCCACCGCGAACTGCTCGAACTTGGCCGTGATCGCTTCTGCCGCCCGGTCGTAGGACCAGCCGTTGCTGATGGCATCGTCCAGGATGGTGCGTAATTCCTTCTGCGTCTCATCCGCAATGCCTGCCACGCGCAGCGCACCATAATTCTGCAGGTATGTCACCGCCCGCGGGTTATCCAGGGTGAAAGAGATCTTCATTCCGAATTCCGCAATGGACGTGATCGCGCCGGTCAGCAGCGCTCTCTGCACTGCCTGCTCGATCGGCTCCGAGAACATGGCCTCCGTCCCGGCAGCCACCTCGTACCAGATCAATATCCAGTCCGCCTCCGTGATCGACTCTTTCAACGGTGTGGTCAAAAAATCTACATGACCATCGAAGCCTTCGGTAAACTTGCTGCGCAGGGCCGCCCGGAACTTCTTGATGAACCTCGTTCCTTGTTCCCAGAACGCCTTCTTCATGGACTGCTCCAACCTCCGCATCAATGGCTCCACGCGCTTCTGGCCCTTCGCGGTCCGCAGCGCCTCATCGAACTCCATCAATGCCAGGGTCAAATCATCCACGGCTTCCCGCTCCAATCTTTTCGATCAGCTTCTTCACCGCCTCGCGTACCCGCGCCTCGCTGGTGGTAGCACCGCTCGTCACGTCTGCCGTCTCATCCGGGTATAGGGCAGTCATGATCTCGTCGACATCATCCTGCGCCAAGGCGGTCAATAGCAGCCTTGCCACCACCGGCTCGTCGAAGATCGCAATCTGCTGGCCGTTGAGCGTTGCCGCCGTCACGATCGCCTGCACCATCGCCTGCGTATCCCGTTCCAGGATGGGCGGGAAGTCGATATCCAGGTGGGGGTCCACATCCTGCGCCCAAATGATCTTCTCTTCGTTCTCGCCGTCATCCACCGTCTTTTCGACCGTAGCCACGCCGCTCAATTGGTTTGCCTTGGCCGCATGCAGGATCACAAAATTGATGATGTCCCGCAGCACATCCATCCACATCGTCTGCCGGTTGCGCATCATCAACTCGGTTGGCCGGTCCAGTGTCTTGCCGGTCGCCAGCGTGCCAACGCTCACATCGCCATAATACGTCTCTGGCAGTCCTGCGCTGGCTGCCACCATCAACAACATCCTCCGCCCGTCCTCTGCCGCCACGTTCGCCCCGCGCAGCTGCATCGGTTCCAGGTCCACTCCCTCAGCGCCGATGAACGTCGAGCCGGTCACCGGCGGCGGGTTGGTTTCTCCCTCGCTTCCGCTGTTGGCCACCGTGGTGGAGAGCTTCGCCTTGGCCGCGGCCACACCCTTCTTCCCGCCTTTGGTTGTCATCTTCCACGCAAAGCGCGAATAGGCACGCGTCAGGCTTGCCCAATCTTCCAGGAATTCCTTATAGGCTCGCGCCCAGTCGATCGCCGCATAGACTTCGCTCACCCCGAACTTCCACCCGCTCATCCCACCGGACTTGATGTGATACACCGGGCTGGACCATTGCACAGGCACATTCCCAATCCTGTTCGGTTTCTGGACCGGGTTATAGTGCCAGTCCGGGTAATAGGCTTTGAGCGTCTGGGTATTCATGCGTCCGGTGGACGGGTTGATCTTCTTCTCCGTCCAGGAACGCACGTAATACCACGGGCATTTTGCATCCTCCGGGTTGCTGACGATGTCGGTAACTTCATCCACCGGGATCGTGCGCACCAGCACGCGCCCATCGGTGGGACGCACGAAAAAGACAAAGAAAATATTCCCTTCCACTGCCAGGTCGCAGTCCTTCAGGAAGCGTGCCTGGTGGCTCGTCAATTCGGAGCGGTTCCGTTCTTCGTCCCAGAACGCTTGGATGACCGTATTGATCCGGGCATCCTTCGCCCGCACTGTAATTCCCTGGGCCCACACATACAAAGCCTGCACTAGCACGGACCGCTTGATCAGCGGGTTTTTGATGAACATGATCCGTGCCAGCTCGCAGATCTTCTGAAGCCCGTCCCGGCTGAATTCCTGCTCGTTGTTCAGCATCAGGCGCATCCAGTTGGCATCCTCGAGCGCCAGCTCCAGCTCCGCCATGCGCTCCTGCAGTACCTCGCCGTTGAACTCGCTCTGCCGCAGTTCCTGAACGAGAATATCCTGCATCTGGCCCACCTTACCGCCAAGCAGGAAATTTCCAATCCGTTCGCGCAACTTCAAATTCTCATTCATCATCTTCTTCTCTCGACCTGTTAGACCTATAAGACCTATTAGACCTATTAGACCTCTACACGGGGCTGATGCTCACCCGCTCCTCATACGTAATGATCTGATCTGGGACTGGTGGTAATATGGCTGCCATCTCGCGCACCGTGTTGTACGCATCCGCTGCCGAGTCCACCTGGTCCTTGTAGTGGCCTTTGGGAAAAGCGATCAGCTCATCCAGGAATGCATTGTTCCAGGCACCGCGCACCAGCCGCACTTTTCCAGACTGCGCCGCGCTGCTGAGCGGACCCGCTCGTACTTCCTTGTCACCGGAGATCGGCTCAAAGGTTCCCAACAACCCGGCCTCTGAAAGGATGGCATTGGTAGCCATCGCACTATCCACGCCTGCCGACCCCGGGTCCTGCGGATGATAGATCCAGATCGGACCGCATTCCTCGTAATCCTCTTTCCCAATCCTCACCATCATCTCATCGCGCTTGCCGGGAGAGACCTGGTCCCGCGCAATATGCTCGATGTAATAAAAGCCATCCTTGCCCTTGCTCACCCGCGCTCCGGACGTATACGCCCCGGCTCCCTGCGTGGATGCCTTGTCCCAATATCGCACCCTGGCCAGCACACCCTTTCCCGGGCCGGAATCCACGAACATGAACCACTCCCGCTTGAAGAACCCGCCTTCCCGGCTGTAGGGAAGCTGCTGGTACAAAGCCTCGAACTCATACAGGTCGATGTTTGCCTTCTTATCCTCCAGCCATTTCTCGTCGAACCTGCCGGGCCACAATGCCGCCCCCGCCGGACGATGGAGTGGATCGGCCAGCGGAAGAAATACCCCGTCTCGCATCTTCTCCCGCTGCGCATCGAGACTGGCTGGATAATCCCCCAATGCCAGCGCCGGGAGAAATACCACATCCCATTGATCCGTCGCCGCATCCTCGGCCATGCGCTTGATCAGTCTCCCTGCCTGATCGTCCGGGTGCCAGCGGGTAAAGAACAAAATAATCGCAGAATACTGCTCCAGGCGGGTATAAGCGCTGGACTTATACCAATCGTCCACGAACTCCCGTCTTCCTTCGCTCTCCGCTTCCTCGCGGTTCTTGAACAGGTCATCCAGGATCAACAGGTCGGCTCCCAGGCCGGTGATACCGCCGCCCACGCCTACCGCCACCATTCCGCCCCGGTGTGGTGCTGCTACATCCCATGCTGCCACGGACCGGGAATCAGCACTCAACTCCACCGGCTCATCCTTCGATGACAGGCCGCCAAAGAGAGCCTGGTAGCGCTGGCTCATGATCAAGTTGCGTACCTCGCGGCTGTGCTTCGAAGCCAGGTCTGCCCCGTAGGATGCCAGGATCACACGCGTGTCCGGTCTGCGCCCCATCAGCCACGCCGGGAACTTGCGGCTTGCCATTTCTGATTTCCCGTGCCGCGGGGGCATCTCGATCATCAACCGGCTGATCCCTTCCTGGCCCCTGCTCTCGATGAACAATGCCACCTGCTGCAGTTTCTCTGCAACATACTGGATGTGTGCCGGGGTCTCATACCGTGGATCCACATACTGGCAGAAACGCAGGAAATTGCGCCGGGCCAGGACCCTGCGCGCTTTCTCTGCCTGTGCCACTGCAGGCGATACCTGTGTCCGGGTGACAGGAGACCGAAGTCCAGCGACCATTATTCCTCGCCTCCATCAGCCTTCTGTTTCAACGCCGCCGAGATGGAATCCAACTCCTCATCGCTCATCCCGTCCAGGTCATCCACCGTCAGCCCGCGCCGTTTCAATTCAGCCGAAATGCGCGGCGTATACACACCCGCCATCTCGAACAACAGCTTCCGGTCGTTATGGCCCTTATACTCCGGGTTGGTGGCCACTGTGATCATCGCATCGTAGGCATCCGGGAGCGCATCGAAGATCATCGCACCCTGGAGCATTGCCACCGTATTGTCGATTGCCGGGTTGCGCTTGCGCCAGGTGCTGATCGCCCGGTCGCTCGTCAGTCCCAGGCATTGCTCCGCCAGTTCTTCCTGCGATTCAGGCCAGCGGTACTTCTTCGGCTGTGCCGCCCAGGCAATATAAACCGCCACCCGCCACGGCCACCCGCCCTCATGCAGCCGCTTATACAGGTCCATCCACCGCGGCGTTTTCATGAGACCGCCCTCGTCATTCATGCGCAATGCCGAAAGGGTAGACATGGCCGCCTCGGACCGGCTCCGCACTTCCTCCGCGCTTAAATGCAGATCGGCCTCGATCGCCTCTTCCACGCCTTCGAGTGGCAGCACCAATTGGTAAACTGGTTTCTCAAGAGCCATTTTCGATCCAGCCGTGTTCCTTCAACAATTTCTCTATGATGGTCAGCCTGTCCTCGACCGATTTCGTTCCCGGTAGGGGAGTGATGCTCACCGTTCCTGGTATCTCCATCACCATCACGAACTTCAGCGGCACCCATTCCGGCCGCAGTGACCGCAGCCGCATGAACTGCCCTGTGGCGTCCCTCTCCATCCCATCCACGCTATCGTGGAAAGATAGTACACCGCAGCGACCGGTGCTCGGGTCGAAGAACATCGCCGGTTGGCAGCGCACGCTCACCCCCTGCGCAGTCGTCACCTGTACCCGGTACATCGCAGGCGGTATGAACTTTTCCAGCAGCCACGCCAACGGGTCCACCGCTCCGCCGTAGCCGTTGCTGGTCGGTTCGCCGCTGGGACGGACCTCGAAATGCAAATGCGGACCGGTGCTCGAACCGCGGTACGGGTCTTCCAGGTCCCCGCCGCTGGTTCCGATCTTCTGCCCGCTGGTCACCTTGTCTCCAGCTCGCACCGCCATCGTCTTTAGATGGCCATACACCGAGAGATACCCGTCATGCTGGAGATAGATCCTTCTCCCATACCCGCTCGTTTTCTCCGCCGCCTCGCTCACCGTCCCGGCGTCGCAGGCATACACCGGCGTGTGCAGCGGGCACAGCAGGTCCACCCCGTTGTGTCCCCGCAGCCCGAACTGCGTATACATCTCAGCCGGGATGCCGAACTTCTGACCGATGAAAATATGCGCTGCGGTAGGGAATGCGGTCATGCGGTCTTCCTCTTCTCGACCATCTTCACCAGCGCCTCCAGCAGGAACGGGTCATACGCTGCCGGGTGCGCCTGCATCATATCCAGCGTCTCCGCCGGGGAATACTCATGGATCACCCGATAGTTGCGGTAAGCGGTCATGCTCTCGAACGTATCCACCACGCGGATGATCCGCGCGATGAAGGGGATAGCTTCCCCTTTCAAGCCATCTGGATAGCCGGTCCCGTCGTAATTCTCATGGTGATACAGCACCACCTCGGGGATCTCCAGCCACATGCCCAGTTCGCTGATCAGCCGGTAGCCCAGCCGGGTATGCTCCCGCATCATGGACCATTCCGCATCCGTCAACGCCTTGGACTTGTTCAATACGCTGTCATTGATGGAGATCTTCCCCACATCGTGCAGCAGGGCGCACCAGCCCAGGATCTGCATCCGTTCCTCTGTGAATGCGCCGAGCTCGTTCGCCAGGTCGATGGCCAGCCCGCGCACATTGACGCTGTGCGTCTTGGTTGTCGGGTCCCGGTACGAAACCGCCGAGAGCATCAGCTTGCAGAATTGGTCCAGCAGGATAGGATCCTTCCAGGTAAACATTATTTTCTAATTTCCAATTCATCAGTGAGTCTTCGTTTTGGTTGTTCTTCCGCTTCTATCTCGCCTAGTTTTACCGGAGTTCCGCCCAGCTCCACCACTTGAGCGGATAGGCGCTCTACCCACAGTTGGATTTTTTTCATTTCATATTGCCATTGCTCACGCAGCGTTTCCATTTGGTCTACTAGGCGGTTGTTTGCGCGACGTAATAGGGTGTTTTCCTCATCCATTTGGTCAACTCGAACCTCCAGCGATGCGGTATATTCCCTTTCACTGGCAAATCGTTTTTCAAAACTCTGCATTTGCTTTTCGTAGTCAGAGCGCAGGATACCATCCGCCTCCAAAACCGCCCGCGCGCCCTCTGCAATAAATTTTGTTTGTTCAGCAGTCAAGGTGTTCGTTTCTTGCTCGATCCGTTTCTTCTCCGGCTTCAGTTTGCGGAATCCGATAATAGCCAAAACGATCGCGGCAATCCCCCCCAGGCTTGCCCCGATGATCTCCAGCACGCGGAACAGAACTTCCTTATCGATATAGATCACGTTGAAATCGTTTCAATGGGGAGACCGCATGGTCGTCTTGGCCGTCATTCCGGATAATTGGACCCTTACGACGCTGCGCGGCCTCCCCTTTCAAAAGGGTTTTATGTCACTTCGTGAGCGAGAAAGCCTTGACCTTCAGTCCGCGACTGTACAGCAAATGGAAGGCCTTCGTGCCCACGATCTGGATGATGTAAGCGAAGATCAGACCGGCAAATTTCACGATTTCAACCAGACGTACATCCCATCCGGGGATGTCCACCTGCGGGAAGAAATTCACCAGCACCGCCACGGGGACCAGCACGATCACATTCAGCGCCGCGCTCACCTTCCCGGCATTTCCGTCCGTCACCCAGCCCGCCCATTTGCCGATGTCGATCAGCAGGGCGATCAAGGCAGGCACGCCCACCAGGGCAGCCACGATGGTCAAGATCAGTTCGAGATTCATAGGTTCTCCTCTTCAATCTTCCCAGGTGGTCGAGTAGGCCGAAGGCCGTATCGAGACCAGGGGGCGACAACAAAAAACCCCGTGCGCAAATTTGCGCACGGGGCTCAATCCGTTTTTGCTTGCCCCGCCGAATGCGGGGCTGCTGAAATATTTAGTTGCAAGCAAATCCTAACACCCATTTAAATACGCGTCAAGAGTCTAGGACGCGTATTCTGTTATCAATTCTCCAACCTGCCTTGCTTCCTCTAACATGAACACCATCTGTCGCAGTATCTCTACCTGCCTCCATCCCACTTTATTCGGATCGCTCACTTCCTCGCCAATCCTGCTGATGTCTGAAAAACAACGCTGGAGCCTATCGAGCTCCAGCGTGTAAACTTCCTTCGGATCTGTGATGTACTTTATCATCGCACCACCTCTTTAGCATATTCGCCCTTCTCATGTAGGCGGTCTCGGATATCACTTAGTTCGGAAGCGATATGTTTCAAATCGCCTACATGGCCCCAGTGGTGGCCGCCTCGCTTCTCACCTTGTCTGCTTCGACTGTTCCTGCATCCTCCGGTTCAGGCAAATCCAGCGCCAGCGGTAATTGATAGGTAATTCTTGGGATCGGCATAGTACCTCCAATAAAAATGCCCGGCACCGAATGGTGCCGGGCGCTCGTCTCCGGACGTTGCCCTGCCATCTGCAGGGCCGCGTCCATATTATAGCACACTCGTTCTATTTATAACCTTGAACTCGATCACCCACACCCATGGATTTGCATCCCACCGAAAATTGCCTTCCCCATTGATCTTGTCCCATAATTCACCGTATCTATCGATATCCATCCAATCAGGGGGCTGGTGTAAATAACCATCGCGTACACCTTCAGCGAATGCATCAGTTGCACTGATGTCTTGCACCCGCTCCACTCGAATATCCTTAATCTCCAGCATGATCCTCGCAGCAGATCGGGGCATGAATATCGATGGCCTTCTTCGCGGCGGTCCGTACATCCCCCAGGCATAATTCTCTGTGCCCGCAAAATGGACCACCTTGTGAAAGGTCCCATCTTTATCTTGATAATTTGGAAGATCCGTTTCGCAGCAATAAATGCCATCGTAAACACCCCATGTCTCCTTCACCCAGAGAAGATCACCTGGTTGCCCATACCGACATGGCAGCCACCGGTCCACGCGCTCACCATCCACATTGAACGTTGCATGGATGCAAAACCGATCATGTAGTTTCTTATCTTCATGACCTCGCGGAATGCCATATCCCCATATCGGGCTGATGCCGAATGAATGTGGATTATTGGGCTGCGGCTTGATCACTCGCCGCGTCTGCGTCTTGCGTCCATCCAGGATCGCTCGCACCATTTCATAAGAAAACAGAATCGGTCTCTCTTTCATAGCTCCACTCCGCATATCGCACCATCCAGCCTCCGCCCGGCCAATTTCCGTCCCACCCGGTACATCCTCTCATCCCCGAAGGTAGCCACCGCCAACTGGCTCTCCTCTCCATTTACCGGTGGGGTGGGGCCCCACTCTCCCCATTGCTTGAACCAGAAATCCACGCCGTGATCCTCGCACCACTTCCGGTCCGCCCGTGGCCACGCCGGGACCATCGGTCTCGCATACGGACCGCTTTCGCCGCCGGTGACCAGCATCTTCAAGAAAGCCCAGCCGCGCCAGTGGATTGCCTCGAGCCGCGGCTCGCTGCTCACCCAGGTATTCCATCCCCATTGTGCGATCAAAGCCATGGAACTCCAGCGCTCATTCGCCGATCGCTGCGTGCCTGCTGTGGTGCCCAGCCAGATATTTGGAAGAGCGCCAAATACTCGGTTGATCCTCGTAATGACTTCCAACATCCGGTCCGGTCGTTTTGTCAGCACCATGTACGTGTGTTGGTTGGCCTTTCCCATGATCCCAAATACCTGGCCGATGAAAGCATCCGGGATCTGCGGATGGAACAGGTCGCCCATCAGGTTGACAGCGATCACATGCGGCGTCTTCAGTTTCAATGGATCCTCGAGCCGCCAATTCATCAGGTTCACCTTCCCGGTCCAGTTACCCTTGGCATCCACCAGCCCTTCATAACCCGGCTTCTTCATCCCCTGCAGGCGCTTCGCCATTGTCAAAGCCCAGCAATGCGCGCATTCATCCGAGACCTTCGTGCATCCCGGCGCAACATTCCAACTATAGTTCCACCACTCACCGTCCTTTGACTTCATTGCCGCCTCCAATCGTCTCCTTGAATCGTTCCAGAGCGTCCTCGCCCTTGTGCCAGGATCGCACCGCATTACATCCGGGCACCGAACACCGGATATCAAGCGTATTGCCTTCCACTACCGCGATCACATCCACGCTCTCCGGCACCTCCGCCGAACGGTCCACCGCCTGCCGGAAGAGCAGTAACCGCGAGACATGCGCCCGGCTGCCAGGCCGTTCCACATGGAATCGCTTGACCAATCCCAGCACTGCCCCGCATCTCGGGCACTTGAATTCCTTCAAACCGGAAAATAGATCTCCATCCATGTTCACCTCACTGTAATGCGATAAACCCATGCGGCACCCATTCTGCGCCGAGCAACATCACCCTCTCGATCATCAACCCCTCCTCGCCGTTCCTCGGGATCTGGCGGATGAACACATACCCCGGCTCCATCTTTCTGAACCTGGCATAATGTTCCGCCGCCGCAGCGATCTGCGGCCCCACCCGTTCACCCGGAGTCAGCGCCCACAAAAGCATCGCCCCCAGCCTCCTCACACAGTCCGGCCTGCAGGGACTGTGAAACTGGCAGTACGCCCGCCCCTCGCGTCCCACCTGCCACGAACAATCCATGATCGTGAACTGGAACTCCACGAACTCCCGCATCCCCTCCGTCACCCGGATCCGCGTTCCCGCAGCATTGACCACCATCACCTCTACCATTTTGCCCCGCGCTCCCGGCTCGATCCATCCCAGCCCGAGCCAGTTCAGGAAATCTCCCTCTTCCTCGAAGCCGATAGCGTGTTTCATCCCGCATCTGCCTTCACTTCTCTGCTCGCTCCCTTCCCCCTTGGGGGAAGGGCTGGGGATGGGGTAACCTTCTCCGCGCACCTCCCACACACCGCATACTTCCTGAACCCCTGCGGACCCATCATCAAGATCATCCGAAAACCGGAAGCAAGTTCCTTATGGCATTGAACGCATTTCTGTTTCAAGTTCATCCTAAGCCTCCTTCAATTCTTCCTGGAACTGCGCCACCTCACCGACCAGGCCATGATCGCGCTTGGCATACTTCAACCAGTTGTAGGCCGTCCGCTCATCCACTCCATAGATATCGATCACTTGTTCCACTGTCATGCGCACCATCTTCATCTGTTCATCCTTCGGGACATTTGGCCAGCGTTCCCATTTTCCGAAAGTGTCAGGATGTTTGTCATCATTTCCTGAAACTTTCGCTGAAAGTTGCGGTAACTTTCCTTCCTGATTGGCGATTTTCTGCAATTTTCCAATCCTCCGATCCTCTCGTCGTTCTAAATATAATTCCTTCTTCTCGGCCATCCGCCTGGTGTGCTGTGACCGCAGCGCCAGCGTCACCGCCGCCGCCACCGAGAGCGACGAGATCAATCCCTTCGCCGTCTTCTCAAGGATTGCCCCGCCGTCCAGCAGCACATTCACCGTGATCACCACGGCCACATAGAACGCCGCCACCACGATGGCCACCCATGTGGGAGCGGCCTTGTCCGATTTATTCTTTTCCCGGTTCCAGGTCCAGAACGACAGCGCCGTGTTGATCGTACTGATCCCCAGCACCTCCACCGTCACCCCGATGGCACCTGCCACCCAGACCGGGAACAGGAGCACGGACCGCATTGCCTGGTACGCCAGGTATGCCGGAGCCAGCGGAGCCAGCCACGGAGCCGTGGCCGCCAGGTTATCCACCAGCGTCCGCTCCGCCTCCTGGGTCAACGCTCGCCATGCAGCCAGGAAGGCCACCACGCGTTCGACAAATCCTGCTTTTTGTTTTTCCATGTCGCTTCCTTCTTTTACCCAAGCATCTCTTGTACTTCTTCTTCCGCAAAAGGCCTGTTTTCGGCAGTTTTTTGACCGGAAGAGCCTATTTTGGAAGAAGAAGAAGTTTTTCTCATGGCCTCTACCTTGCTTTTCAACCGGTAATAGCTTGCTCCTCCAGATACGCCCCAGACCAGGCGCACGATGGCAGCATCGCTCTCCACATCCAGTTCGATCAACTTCCGCACCTGCTCATCGTCTGCATCTTTCTGCGTCGCTGGGGCAGGTATCCCGCTTTGCTCTGCCAGCATTTGACGCACCGCGTCGCTCGGCTTCGGATAAGAAATCAGATATCCCTGGAACTCGGTCAGCCCGCTGTGCAAGATCAATCCACGTCCGCGCACGTCTGGCAATTTTTCTGCGCTCGGATATCCGAGAATGGTGGAACTGTCATTGTGGGAAACGACCTTGAATGCAATGCGCGTCCCGATCTGGCTTTTCGCCACAACCGTCGCCTTGCCCGGGTTGTTCGTGGCAAAGATCGGATACACACCGCTGGCCCGGCACAGGCTTACTAGGTGCAATAGTTTCTCCTGATCCTTTACTTCGGCAATTTCATCAATCACCAGTGCAATTGGATTGAAAGGATCGTCCTGATTTTCTACGTTCCAATCAACGATATTGGTCATGCCACTGGGAGCCATCTTGATCCGGCGTTCCTTGGCAATGTTGGCGATCTCGGAAAGTTTGTCTTGTAATCTGTGGACCGGGATCAGGGTGAAATGCGGGCAGTCCGCATATCTGCCATATTCGAGATCGTCTTTCCCATCCCAGGCCCACACATCCGTCTTCTCTCCATGGAGCAGTGCCTGAACGAAACCATGCAGCATGGCGCTCTTTCCCTTCCCCGGCAAACCAGCAATCAGGAAGGAATATCGTTCGAGCAAAGAGACCCACAGATCGCCGTTCTTCGTCATCCCGATCGGCAGGGACCAGGGCGTGGGCTGTTTCGAGAGATCGAGCGCCACCGGCGTCCAGTCCATCTCCCGCGCTCGCTCCTTTCCCACCAGCAACCACAGTCCGCGCCCGTTCACCAGGATCACCGGTCGTCCATATAACAAAGTTTGCAGTTCATGGGCAAACGTCTCATCGATCTTCTTCTGGATCAATTTCGATGGATTGCAGGTGATCGTGACGAATTCGTCCTGTTCGTTGGAGCTCACCCGGAAATACGGTCCTTTTTGAGAGACGATAGCCCGGTGTTGCAGTAAGAGCTTCATCGTCATGGAAGCCACTGCCACAGTGAAGTGCTCGTTCATTGCGCCTCCTTCCACTTTCCGTTCAGATATTCACTTGTCTCGGCATTCGCATCCGGACCGGCCTCCAGCAGGTATGGCGTTTGCGGACCTGCCATGATGTCGTTCGCCACGTTGAACGGCTCCTGCCGTGCCCCCAGCGCCGCCGCCCGGATCGCCTTCACCCGGTTCAACTGGTCCACCACCATCGCCTGGTAATTGGAAGCACCCTGCGGCATAACATTGCCTCGACCTGCCAGTGTCAGCGCCGGATCTGTCATCAGTTCGCTCGATACCACCTGCTTCACGCCGCCCGCCTCGATCAGGTTGACCGCTCCATCCGGCGTCAGCTTGCGCACCTGGCTAAACTTCCATGCTGCGAACGCCACGATCGCCACGGAGAGCAGGATCACAAACCACATCAGTGGCGTGGTGATCCGTTGGCGTGCCACGGCATCGTTTGCGTTCTGTACGTTCAGCGCCACTAATGTTGCCTGCTGCATCTCGTTATTCGCCTGCCGCGTGGCATAGAACGGAAGTGCTGTCTGCGTCCAACTGGCAGCCGTTGCCGTTCCTGGATAAGCCATTGCCGTGCTGTTCGCCACCGCCGTCCCGGTCACTGCCCACACCGTCGCCGTCCAGGCAGCGTTCTGCGTAGCCTGCGCCTGTTCCAATTGGAGTTTTTCCTGTTGCAGCAAATACGCCTTCTCGGCCGCTTCTGCGATCTGCGTCGCCGATAAGTGCTGGGCATCTGCGGCCGCTTTGGCTGCCACATTGGCAGCATACGCAGCGGACGTGGCTGCCACTTCCGCCGCGTTCGGTCCGCTGGGGGTAGGTTGTGGCGTTAAGATCGCATCGGATACCTTTTGGCCGAGCGCATCCGCAACGCTCGCCTCAGCCGAGTCCACTGTGGCCTGTGCTTGCCTGGCGCTGTCTGTGTTGTCCTTTATCGCCTTGCTTGCATAGGATGAGACGGCGATACCCGCTGCCACAACCAGCATAACCAGCACCAGGATCAGGATCAACTGCGGCGGAAGTAACATGGCATCTCGGTTCCGCAGTAAATCTATTGTCGGCTTAAAAAAGGATTGAAAGCGTTTCATTAGAACCTCGCCTTCTCACGCTCCGCCGGTAAGTCGTAGCTCGGCGGTGTTTGTTGTTTCATCTGCTGGAAAGCCTGGATCGTCAACAGATCCACCAGCGTCGGCTGCTTCGTCTGCGGCGCACGCTGCCACCGCGCATACGGACCGGATACCCATCCCCCCGACCGGCGCATCTGCACCCGTTCCCAGATCAGATATCCCAGCCCGGCGATGAGCAGGATGCCCACTAATCCCCCCAGCACCTTCCACAATCCTGAGATTGCCACACCGGTCGGGCTGGCCGTCACCGGTGCAGCCGCGATCCCAGCCTGCGCCCGAGCCAAGGCCGCAGGCACCGGGTCCACATTCGCCGCCGTCACTGCCCCCACGATCACTACGGCCAGAACAAGGAACAAAATCACAAGATGTTTACCTTCCATACCTACCTCCTCGCTAAAATAATGCAATCCAGATCCCGATCACCGCGCCGAGCACGGTGCCCAACGCCCCTATCAGGCCATACACGATCCAATACTCGCGCCTGGTCATCCCCTTTTCAGGGCAAACCACCCGCACCTTCCGCAAAACCACCTCACCTTTCATAGCACCTCCATCCTCATGTATCCTCATACTTGCCTCATGTTTTTCGACGGGGCGTCCTGCCCCAAAATACAAGACAAATAAAAACCTTTAAATTACCTATCCTCATACATCCTCATAAGCCTCATGTTTTTGCCCATTGTCAGACAACCAAGGCGGGGTAAACCTGAAAACATGAGGATCATGAGGCAATATGAGGCAGTTTTTGCCAAAAAGACCATCTAAAATTTGTTTTGTAACGCTCCGGCTCCACAAAACAAATGCAACCCCCCATACCCCGAAAAATGCCTCATACATCCTCATATGCCTCATGTTTACATCTCCAATTGCGTGGCCGCTGGCTCTACAGCCTTCGCTTCGATCCCAAAGCGGAATTTCCCGGCCATGATCTTTTCCTCATCCAGCACGATCCCTGCGCCTCCGCCTTTTGACCCGCTCCGCTCCACGGGCATGCGGAAAATGTCTCTGCAGATGCCCCCGATCGTTCTGCTCGTCACCCCCCCATCCTTTTTCTTTTGGCTCGGGTCAACAAAATTCTCGGCATCCATGATCTCATTTGCAACCACCGCCAGGTCCTTGGCCAGCACATAGCGGCAATGACCAAATTTTCCCAACTTCCCGTTCTGGACGTATTTGGCATACTCCTTATCCTCGTGCACTGCCAGCACCGCCCGGAAGATCGTCGCATCGAAACTGTCGCTCTCTCGCGTCTGTTCCGCATCGTAGTTGATCTCCGCGATCATTTCGAGATCACCCATCAAATCCTTGTCTTCCAGCAGATGCGCCAGCACCTTCAACGGTCTCATGATCTGGTTCATCCGTGCACTGATCCGCCGGTCGGTCAAGATCACATTGTCATCCACTTCCAGGTTGGGTATCCATGTGGACAACCGGAAATACAATAGCTGGTTGGTCAATTGCAGGGCTTCGGGATCCATACTTCGGGGAATTCTCCCCGGCTCGATGGGCGGATGGTGCGCCAGCAGCTCGTCGGTGGATCTCCTGGCTAGGTCGAACGGCAGGCAGCGGCTCTCCGTGGCCGGGTCCGGGAAAGGCTTGTACCCCGTCATCAGGGTGGGACCGAACACGAACGTGGTGCTGGGCCGGAACGTATGCGTCCCATCCGGTTTCAACACATCCATCATCGTGACAATTCGTGCCTGTTCCCGCATGGCACGCACGTTCAACAGCGCCTGCAATTCACCCCGTTCCTCTTGGCCGCCGCGCTTCAACGCCCGGTCCACCTCGTCGATCATCAGGGTACCCTTATACAGATGCGCCATGCCCTTCCAGCCTGCAATACTCGTCAGACCCGCCGTGATCATCATCCGGTAGCAGATCCTTCCGATCAACAGCATCAACTCACTCTTCCCGCTTCCCGCCGGACCGCGGGCGTACAAAAATGAACTATAAGGAAATGCATCGAACAGCCAGGTGAAAAGCACGTACAACCCCATCAGGATAATATGGACCTGGTCCTCGATCAGGAAATATCGATCAATGAACAGGCGGATCTCAGCCAACAATTCCCGGATGGGCTTCTTCGCCCCCAGCTCGCTCGCCAGCCGCACCGTTCCATATCGAATGTTGTCATCCATCCACGGCACATAACGGATCCCTTTGATGTCCATGAAATTGGCGGTCCCGATCTCCCGGATCACCTTCCCGTTCAGCCAGATGTGGGCGTAAGCAAAGCTGGCCTTCCCATTTTTAGGATCATAGATTTCCTCCAGCAAATACCCCTCCGTCCCCTCCTCGTTCAATGGATACCATCCCCCCAGGGTATCCACGATCTCAACTGGCTTCTCGTCGTCATCCTTGTTCTTCAGTTCAGCGCCGATCAGCTTCTCATACGGCCGTATCGGTGCCCCCTTGTATTCCGGGAACAGATCTTCGGGGAACAACGCCTTCGCCAGCCGCAGTCGGTAATCGTTGCGCGTATTGGTGGGCATCTTGGCGATCAGCGGCAGCACGATCTCCAGCAACTTCTGGCGATCCGCCCCTTGTTTCCTGCCTGCCCATTCAGCAGCCAGCAGCGTGATCGGCGTTGCCTTGTCGAAAATCGCCTTGACGTTCTCTTCCTGGACCTTTGGCTCGATCTTCTCGTCGGCATGGTACATCGCCAGGTCGTTGGCATCCTTGCTCACCTTCTCATGCCCGTCCGGTCTCGTCCATTTGAACTTCGGCCACCGCGCCACCCACAGCATGGACCCGAAAGCAGTAGTCAGCGGGAACGTCCCCTCGTCCCGACCCGCACCCGTCACCACCGCCTCGCCCGGCGTATCTGCGTCCGTGGCGAAATAGATCGTCTCATGCTTCGGGTTGCCCTTACCGTCCTTCGCCGTCAGCAGCGCCACGTACTCATCCAATCCCTTCCAGGCCGAACCGCACAACGCCATGGCCGGGATACCCCACTGTCCCAGCGTGATCGCATCCCCCTGCCCCTCCACGATCACGATCCTGTCCCGGTCCCCTCGCTGATAGGCATGGTTGAAATACGGGACCTTCTCTCCAGCCAAAGTCGAATAAGGGTTGAATGATTTCCACTCACGTTCCTGGCCTGTATCATGATCCTTGATCACATCCCGACCCGGCAGTTGCCGCCGCGACAGGTAAACGATCCTCCCGTTGAACTTGTGCGCGTACACCAGTCCCGGCGTATCCATCATTCCATGGATCCGGCTTTCCTTGAATGATTGTGGGTTCAGTCCGTGCTTTTGTGCCCATGCTGCCACATTCCCCTGGTAACCCAGCACGATCACCGCCTGCGGGCTGTCATGGGCAATGCCGTGCATATTGAACTCATCCCGCATTTCCTTTGCCTGAGCAGCAGTAGCCCGCCCGCTGAACCCCAGCCTGGATGCCGCAATCGTTTCATCCGACCATCCCCGGCTCCTGGCGTAGGCCAGCGCTTCCTCATCCTCCAGCAGCCATTTGGCGAAGATCCGTGCTGCAATCGTCAGCGCATCCTCCCGTGCCCTCGTTGCCAGGCGTTGCTGCAGTTCCGGACCATCTACATCGCCAAGCGGCAGGCTCGCCCGTCGCGCAAGGTCCCGAATGGCTTCCTTCACATCCCATCCCGGGTTCTGCTTCAACACCCAGTCGATTACAGTCCCGCCCTCGTTGCATGATCCAAAACAATGCCACGTGCCCGTATCCGGGAACACAATCAGCGCCCCCGTGTGGCTGTTCGGGTGGAATGGGCAGAACCCGGTCCAGTTCTTCCCCGACCGGCGCAGCTTGACCGATGCTGTCTCATTCACCAAGTCGATGATATTGACTTTATCCTTGATCTCATCGATGATCGTCATGCGTTTCTCCAAACTCACTCAGAATTTTCCAGCCACTAAGCCTTAGCCTAGCCAAATCTCCACTGGGAATTTCGGCCCCGCCCCCTCCCGCCCATGCAACATAACCCCATGTTCTGTTGCATTCTTTTTCCTGTGCCCGAGGTCGTTTCTGGGACAAGCGTGCCCACGCCTGGCAAGGCAGCATAAATGGGAAGATTGCGATTCTTACTACTACTGCATTAAAAAACGAACGCCACATCATTCCTACTCCATCAACGCAGCGGACTCTGCGCCCACGCTGCCACACTGACCAGGCAACGCAACCTGCATGTTGATGAACTCCTGCATCCGAAAGGGTTGGTTTGCATTGCAATCTTGTCTCATCCATTTATGCAATAGTAGTAGACCGGCGCACCAGGCTGGCACTCGCTCCGGGGGAAGCGGAGTGAATTCCACTTTCAGGTTTACGTCAGTCTGGCGCGCCATTCCGATTATTCTTCTAATACATCATCATTGGATGAATAGATCTGTTTCATCTCTTCAGTGATATGTTCTTCAAACCAATGCTCGATCTCAACCCACGGAATAGTGATCCCTTGGTGCGGAGCGCATTCAATGAATGCCCTCTTGAATTCCTGATGAAGAATAAACGCCAAGGAAAAACATATCCCATCGAAGCACTCTGTTTTCTCTCCGCGGTATCCAGTACTGACCAAATAAAACTGACAAACATTGAGAGCCAAATCAGCAGGCCCCGAACCGCCATAGCCAAACTCAAACCCATTTGGCGAATGATGAACCACCAAATGTGGAACATTGGTCAGGCACGTTCCAACTTCATCACGATCATCACTAGATCGCCCTAATACCAATGCTTGGCGAAGAGAGATAAAATCATCGATCTCGCCATCTGAAAATTTGTCTCGTTTGCACGTGTTGTCCATATCATCTCCTCGATGGCCTCGACAAACAGGCCCCATTCCAGCATTAACAGAAATTGGATTGCTTAGTGGTTTCTTGCACCGTGAGCAATAACTGACACGGCTCACACCGCCAAAAGCCAATTGCTGAAACATCTCTACATCTCCTCGACCGCTGCGCGCATATCGCTCTCACGCGGACCGGTGTAATACTTCAACAGTACCGTCTCGTTGTCGCCTGTTTCCTGGCTGGCAGCCTTGAGCGCCGCCGGGAAACGGCTCGGATCGCCGCGCATGTAAGCCGCCATGTAGTTCATCACGAACTGATGACGCATGTAATGCGGAGTGGCTTTCACACCCGCAGCCTCAGCAATCAGCACAAATCGCCTCCATGCCGTTTCCCGCCCAATGGACAGACCGTGCTCATCGGTGATCAACGTCCCTTCCACAGAGACAGGCATCCGGCCTAGCCATGCATGGATGCGTTTCTCCAGGGTGCTCCTCACGTGCGGCCAGCGGTGCTTCATCCCCTTTCCAAGAAGGTGCATCTTCCCGCCTTCCAACTCATCCAAATCGGACAGGCTGAGCTCCACCACCTCGCTGATCCGTAGACCGGCATCGAGCATCAAATGGAAGATAAGACTGTCGCGCAAGCCAAGCAGGGATCCATCCGCCTCGAGCGCATCCGCAGCCGCCTCGAGCCGGGACTGTTCCTCAGCCGTCACATCACGTGGTGCCTGGGGGACTGCCTCCACGTATGGGATCCGTGCCGTAGGATCGTCTTCCAGGATGCCCTCCTGGATGGCCCATTTGATCAGCAAACGGACCGATGCCAGCTTGCGTTTGTGCGTGGCGGGAGCGTTCTCGAATTGCGAAAAATACTCCCCAACATTGACCGGGTTCATGTGCTCCGGCTCGAACGCCACACCGTAGCGCTCCTCGAACCAGGTCGCCATCAATCGGATGTCGCGCTCATAGGCTTCCAGCGTCTTCACATCCCGGTCACGCCGCTTCTGGCTCGGCGTCTGTTTCAGCCACAGCGCAAAGGACTCGCTCCAGTGCAGCGTAGGCGTCACACGGACATTAGAAAGGCTGGTCAGCATATTCCACTTCCTTTGGCATCGTATCCAGGAAAGACTGCGCCCGATCGGCCCACCGGATGGCATACTTCATGGCCGCGGTTGCCGTTTTGAAGGACAGCTTCCCTCGGTAGGCATAGCGCCGTTGGCCCTGGCGGTAGATGAACGGGTGATACCGCTTTGCGGAATGGTTCGTTATCTTTTGATAGCCTGGTTGAATTAACATGGACATGTTCATGCCTCCATCTTGTAAAGAGCAAATGGGGTATAAACCTGCAAGCCCGATTTAAAAATCTTGGTCACACTGCCGGTCGTCCAATAGCCAGCGCCTTCTGTGTGTTCGATGCACTCTTCCAGTGTTGTTTCGAACCAACCAACTGGCTGCCCCTCCGCCGCCAGCTTTTCAGGCGTGTCTTTCCACTGTTTGAAAATCCGCCTGGGCAGGCTTCGTGCCGTCGCGGCGAACAGGCTCGCCGGTCCGGCTGGATACTTGTCGCTCTGGATTGTGTCTGGCATGGCGTCCTCCTAAGCCTTGAAATATTTCCGCAGGATTTTGAACTGCTCTTCCGACCATGCCACGTGCGTGCCGTCCATCTCCCGCCACAAGATCAGTCCCATGGTCCGCATGATCTGGCCGAGCATCTTCGGCTCCAGGATCATGCTGCTCTCGTCCAGGATGTCCTTCAGCAGGGCTTCCCAATATTTCTTCCCATCCAGGTCGGTGTGACTTTCACCCGTCTGCATGTACTGGCGCAGCGCCTTCACCCCGGCCTGCGCCGCATCGAACGGGATCGCCGTCACCTTGGGCGATGCCTGCATCAGTCGCGCCCGGGTATCCATATCGAGCAAATCAGAATTATTCATGGCTTCTCCTTTTGAACTGAAAACTGTTTACTGAACACTGATCACTGAACCTGTGGGGCACCCGGGATTCGGACCCGGCTTCGAGCCTGCGCACACTATTACCAGTAAAAAGGCTCTTTCCAAAATGGCTGCTTGACCCGAGTGCGCCGCCACTCCTCAAACTGCCTGCCCCAGTTTTTCTACCCGATCAAAAAATAAGCCAACAGTCCGAGACCGCAGCAAAGCAGTCCGACCAACACTATCGAAAGTTCGACCAGGGTGATTGTTTTCATATTTACCTCTCACTTGTTGATCGTCTGAACTTCTGCCAGTTTCTTGTTCGCCTCGCCCACCCGCACGATTGCCCTGGCCGCCAGGCGTATCATCTCGTCCATCGTCATCTGCCGTTTCTCCACGATCTCCGCCAGGCAGCGGCTTGCTTCGGTTAACTCATCGAACGCATCTTTGACCAATCCATTGGCCGCGTATGGCAGGCGCAGACGACGGTGCTTGTCGGCATGACGCACCTTCTCACTGCGGATCATGGCCCCGATCACCATTGGCAAGCCGGAGAAGACGAAGGCGAATAAGGCCAGCATCGCCGCCTTCCATGAAATGACCGCCACCGCTGCCAGCGTGACCAGCACCCCGCCCACCACATAAAAAGCAGTGTATCCATCGTTGACCTTGCGCCGGTTCATCAGGCCGTTGTAGAGCACTCCGAACAGCGCCAGCAGGATGGCAAGCGCCGATCCCAGCACCAACAGGATGGTCGGATTGGACGTGAATTGATTGAGAAATGAACCGAAATTCGCCATCTCACTGTTTCCCGTGCTATGCTGAATGTGCGTCTTGCTGGCTGATGACTCGATTGGATAAAACGATCAGGTGCTTGTCGATCGTCGGACTGAACGCCTCCGGCAGTACCGCACACAGCATGTCCACTGCCCAGTCTGCCCGCCAGTCATCGTGGTTGATCAGGATGATCCACAGGAATTCCATCTTCGGCTCCATCATGCCCTTTTCCCAGTTCTGGACCGATGCGTGCGAAACGCTGGTGTTGACCAGGTGCTCATTCAATGCGTCTGCGAATGCCCGGTAGGTGAGCCCTTGCTTCTCTCGATAATCTCTTGTCACAATTGCCGCTGGATTTTTCGTCTCGTTCATTCTCTCTCCAAGTTCTTTTGAATTACTGTCAAGCGTTCTTTACAAGTGCTTGTATTTTACACACTCTTGTGAATTTGTCAAGGGTATTTACCAAAGTCGATGAAAACCATATAATCAAAGGTATGGCCGATATGAATTTCAGGGACAAGTTCTTTGAGACTTATCTGGAATTCCAGCGGGTATCTCGAAATTCCAAAGTCACTGCCTTCGCAAAATATCTTTCAGAGAAAAATCGTTATGGCATAGTGTTCTCTCAACAATTGGTTTCCGGGTGGCTCAATGGCGATTTCTCTCCAGGTCAAAAATATGCCCCCGCTTTGGCCAGCATTATGGGAGAAGAAATTTACAACATGCTCGATCTCCCCCAGCCCGATCCAGATCTGGAAGCCCTCACCTATCTTTGGCCTTCCCTGCCAGAAAAAAAGCGCCAGGCCATCCGCGAAGATGCTCAAAAATACGTTACCGAAAATGAAACCGGCACCCAACCCAAACGACGACCCTCTGAAAAACATTCGTGAACTCTGGCCGCGCCTGCATCCCTGGCAGCGCAAGAGCCTGGTGATCCGGGCATTCTTCTATTCCCTCCCCGCTCGCCTGCAAAACCTTCACCCCTCGCATGTCGTCATCCCGGCCACCCTCGCCCAGGCCGCCGTTTTCATCATTGCCCTGCTTCACCCATCCCAATCAATCTTCATCCTGGCCGTTGGCAACATCTCCATCGTTGCCCTGGCCATGCTCCCTTCATTGGCTCATGCCAAAATCAAGAACTAAGAAAGGGGAACGTCATGAAAAATCTATTCGAAAAACTAGTCAACTTCTGGAAGACCGGCAAGAATGGCAAGGCCATCATCATCGTGGTCGCCGTCTTGTTGCTCGCCTGCATCTGCTGCGCAGGTACGCTTTTGTGGGGCAACAAACTGGCCTCCTCGCCCACCTATCAGGCAACCTCCACTGCCAAAGTGGCCATTACCCAAACTTGGGAAGCCCGGCCATCAGAGACACCCGTTCCATCTCAAACCCCATCGCCAACCTTCACCCCCAGGCCAACCAACACACCGACATTAACATTTACTCCCATTCCTCCAGAAGTCCTTACCGCTCAGGCACTTGCGCTCACGCAAACACGTACCGCCTTCGATGCCACCTCTACCCGCCAGGCCTATACCGATCGACAAACGGCCACTGCGCAAGCCCATGCCGCCCAGGCTACTTTAATGGCAGGATACAAAGATATCTACTGGAAAGAATTGGTCAGCTATGCCGACAATCACATTGGCGAAACAGTAAAAATATCCATACGCGTGTTCAACATCATCTCCGACACGCAACTCCAGGGATACTTCAGCGGCACCTACGAAGCGGTCATTGTGGTCATGCGTGAACCATACACGGGAATTTATGAAAACGATGCCATCACTGTTTATGGAACTGTTTATGGTTTGCAATGTGGAACGAACGCATTTGGTGGCACCGTCTGCCAGCCAATGCTGACTGATGCCTTCTACACCAAGCCCTAACTGACCACTGAACACTGATTACTGTTCACTGATTACTGAACACTGTCCACTCACCCCTTCCCTCCCGGCTCCCACATCTTCGCCTACCTGCGTGACAGCGGTCACGAAGACCAGGAACTCTCCATTTCCCAACAGGAGAACGAGATCCGGATCTGGGCGCAGGCCAACGGTCTCATCCTCACCCACATCTACAAGGACGAAGCCCGCCGCGGCTCCACCGACGTAGGCCGCGACGATCTCCATGCCATGATGAAAACCTTCCGGCACGGCTGCCCCGAGCGCGGCGTCGTCGTCTGGAAGTACAACCGTTTCGCCCGCAACATCGACAACGCCCAGTTCTACCGCGCCGAGATCCGCTCCCTCGGCTACACCTTCCACTCCCTCAACGATCAGATCCCCGAAGGTCCTGCCGGTCGCATCTTCGAAGCCCTCAGATCGG